GAGTTTTATTTTCATTTTCCATTTTTATACCTTTATTATTATGAGTTATTTCAATTTTTGGTGTTTCTTTTGATCTAGCGAAGCCAACTAAACGTGACTGGTCTGCTGGTACACTTACCGCGGAAACTTCAAGAGGCACCCAAGAGTTAACTCTATAGATGGGGACTCCATCTTTCTCGGATTCTTCTCGTTTCATACTATTGACTTGGTAGCCAACAGATATGTTCTGTCTTATGCCTGATAATACATCTTTATAAACTTCATCAGCCATTTTGTTCTCTGAAAATCTTACTTTTGCAACTGTTCTTTTATTTTTTGCATCAATTCCAAATTCTTCTACTACGCCTATTTGTTTAGTTGCATCGTGATCAAGTAAAAGAGGTGCTCGCCCAGAAGACATAAACTCCATATCAATTTCAGCGTCATTGTGTCCTAACACTTCCATTCCAAAATTTCTTTCAACAGGAAGTTCAGATGAAACTCCTATGCTAACAGTTCTTTTTTCTTCATCAATTTTATTTCTATCAAATTCAAAATTTCTTTTAAGTGATTCCTTCATGTAAAAATCTACAACTTCTTCTGTTATACCTCTCTCATGTTCGGTTTCTTTTTCTTCAGTTATTGCTTTCTCTAATTCAACCTCTTCTGCAGGAGATTCCTCTATTTCTGACCTATTTTCTTCTTCTTTATCATAAGGTCTTTCTTCCTCATGATCGCCTGGCCTTTCGTTTTCTTCCATTGATTTACCAAATTCAACTACGATAGAGTCTTCAGTTTCTCTAATGTCTTTAATATGTCTTTCTATTTTATTGTCCATATCTTGTATTCTATCATCATTTTTTCTTTTTTTTACCAAAAATTGCATCCCAATTTTTACTAAACTCGTCTTGTTTAACTTTCTTCGGTCTCTGTTTGCTGCCCTTGCTCATCGTCTTCCTTCTGTATTTCAGCATCTAATGGCATTTTTTGAGCGCCAAAAGGTTGATATGCTGTTTTAATTCCATACTGCTTAGCTAATTCTTCTTCTCTTTCATGTTGTTCAAAGAGCTCTTCTACATCTCGGCCATAATTAGCTTGAACATCTTGCATTGTAACAACGCCAGCATTTAAACCATCAACATTAGCCTTAACCTCTTTAACAGGGTCAATCCAACCCCAACTTCTTGGGATAAATACCGCAGAATCTGAAAATTTATCGAACTTATCGCTTGGAAGGTCAAACATTGGGTTAAATGTCATTTGACTTAACAACCATTTTCTAAAAACAGGTTCTATGAAATGTTCTACCATAAATTTTTGTAAAATTCTGAAATTATCACGTTCTTCTAGCGTGCCTTGTCGTATTGATGAATAATTAACACCTTCTAGGTTATTAGCAAGTGAAACATAAGATATTCCTAAACCTGAGGCTATACCTCTCAATACAGACTTGTGAAATGAATCAAAACCTGATGATGGATGCTGTGGATCAAAAGACTGAAAGCCCATACCATCTGGAAGTTGCTCAAATGTACCCGCCTCTGCATTCATTACAGGAGTATAATCATCTTCTGTATCATCTCCAACGTAACCATCTCCAGCTGGTGAGGTAAAAAACCCCATTTTGCTTGTGCCTACACGAGCAGCTACTAATTCTGCTTCTTCATAACCATCAATCATTTTTAATCTTGTTAAAGCAGTGGTCATGAATGGTAAACCTCTTGTTTGTTCCGCTCTATCTGGCATGTACGCATGCAATATTTCACTAGCAGGAATATCAATGTGCTGTCTATCATATTTGCCAAAATGTGTATTGTGGGGATGTTCTTTAAATAATTTATATGATATTGGTTTTTTAAACTTATTTAGTTTAACTCCCATGATAATTTCATCACCATTTTGTAATAATTTATTTTCATCTTCATCTAAATAATCTGCATCTAAAAATTGGATTCTATAAGGTTCATCTGCATTGCTACTACTAATATGGCGTATTAAAACCTCGCCATCTCTTGCTAAAGTTTCAATAAATAGTTTTTGAGCATCAATAAATGACATTTTTCCATCCATAGTACAATTTCCTTTTTTGCACCACTTATTCCAACCATCTTCTATAATTTTATTACCAACAATATCAATCTTTCCATTGAGGTTGCGCGCTTTAGATTGAACTCTGATTCCATTTTGACCAACAACATTGGTGACTAGAAGTTGCAAATAACGTCTAGCATAATCATTGTTTCTAGATTGCTCCCTACATCTATCCCTTATTTTTCTAAGATTAAACCTAATATTACTATCTGCATTTGAAGACCCGCTTATCCAATCAGCAAATAAATTACCAGATTGAGAAGCTTTGTATTGTCTTATTTTTTTTACTGCTTTTTTACGTTGTTTGAATAAATTATCCCAAATAGCCATATTTAAAACCTTGCTTTAATTGTATTTCCTGTATCTTGTTTATTTTTAATTCGCGATTTTTTAAGCTCTATATTGTATTCTGATCTATATCTATCTCTAAATTTTAACAAATCATCAATTGACATTCTAGATAAAGATCGCCCCGCTATACTGTAACTCATCTGATCTTGTGAAGCTCTATTTTCTAAAACAGCCTCTATTGCATCTAAAACTTTTTTTGCATGAGTTCTTTGATCTGCTGTTGAATCCGCATAATCAGCAACTAGTTGTGTTACACCATTGTCAATAGCTATTCTTTCACTATCAGATGATCTGGTAATAAAGGCATACCATTTGTAATGATGCACATGATAATGTTCTGTCACATCTTGTGAGACTTCTACAATATAATCATCTGATGTCTCTGTTGCTGTGATACTAAATTTGTGACTGCCACCACCACCACTGTCGCACATGAATTCATAAGTTAATGCGTAATCTGCTGGTGAGTAGTCTGCTGCTAAATCTGGTCTACGCCATGTCCATCTGTCTCCTATAACTAAAGTATCAGGTTCTTGTGTTGGATAGTTTGTTCTGTTAAATAAGTTTGCCATAAAAATAAAATATAACTACGTCTTATTGTATAATCAATCGCGCCAGGAAGTAACAAAGTTTCTAGGATTTCTTCTATATAGGCGCCTTCGCTCTTTTATTATGTTAGGTTTTTCTTCAATTTGTGCGTTTTTTTGCATTTTTGCATTATTTTTTCGTGTAATAGCAGAAAAATCTGGCTGAAGAATATGTATTCCAGCTAAAGCATATACAAAAGTATCTAATGCTTCATTTCTTGGTCGCGTTTGTTGCCAAACTAATGTTTTTTTACCTCGGCTGTATTTGGGTATACGTTTTTCAGCAGTTAGTTGTTTAAAATACTCTTCATCTAAAGTGTTTGGAAAATGTATTAATTTATTTTCTGATTTAATTCTAGCATGTATCCATTCTTTTGCTGTATCAGAACCAACAGGGTAAAGTGCTGCTTTTCTTTTTCCTACTATTGATGGTCTACCTGCAATAGGTTTACCTGCTTGTGATTGACCTTTAATAGCAAATATTCGTCGAGATTGGCGTTGTTTTGTAAATTGATAAACCATATCAGTGTGAAGACCACCACTATCAACACACGAACAGGCAATATTTAATTTTCTACCATCTTCTAAATCGTATGTTGTTTTAAGAAAATCATCTAACTCTTGCCAAACTTCTTTTGTTGCAGGGTTTCCCCATATAATTTTATACTCAACAACATAAGCTTCATAGTTTTCTCCCCAACCAATAACTTGTATCTCTAACCTATCTTTTTGTGTATCAATGCCTGATGTAAGTATTTGCACTCCTCCAGGAACAGCTTCATGATTATACTGTTCACATAAATTTAACAAACTATCCGCATCTATTGATTCGCCTTGTTCTTCCCAAAGCTCACCTAAAGTTGTATTAACAAAAGTTTGTAATAATTCAGGCGATTTCTGAGCTTCTAAAAAATCTTCTACTAACTCAACCCAAGTACGAAATGGGCTGTATAATTCTGATATATGGAAACCTGCTTTTTTGCTACTAGGGTTTTGCTTTTCCCACGCACCGTTAAGAAGCATCCATTGTTTTTTAGTTTCAGGTATTATTATTCCACAAGATTCACATGCTAAAGATGCTGTTTCAGGTTTATTTTCAAGCCATGATATTTGTTTCCATTTTAATTCTTGTTTGTGCTTACATTCTGGGCATGGTACTTTATATACTCTTTTATCAGATTCTTCATAAGCCTTTTCTATCCTGCTTATTCCTTTTATTGTTGGCGTTGATGTCATCATAATTTTACGATTCCAAAAAGTAGTAGTACGTTTACGAGCTAAATTAATCGGATCACCTTCTGTTCCTGCAGATGGTGGATACCTATCAACCTCATCGCATAAAAGTATTCTAATTGGTCTTGAAGCTAAACCTGAAGCTGAGTTAGCTCCTACTATTGTGATGTGACCTCCAGGAAATTTTTTATGCAGTGTTGTATTATCAGCGTCTTTACTTCTAGGGTCTTTTATTTTTCCTTTTAAGACGTTTGTATCTCTAATCATTGGCGCAAGCCTGTCTTTACTAAATGCCATGCTCATTTGTAAAGTAGGTTGTAAACATAAAATAGAAGAAGGTTCTTGTTGTATGTAATAACCTATTGCATTAAGTAACATTTCTGTAGCTCCGACTTGAGCTGATTTAATAAAAACAATTTCTTCTACAGAGGGATCATTTATAACCTGCATTATTTCTCTTTGAAAAGGAACTCTATCAGTTCTCCAACTTCCAGCTTCTGCACTAGATTCTGAAGAGAGCTTGCGGTAAGTGTCTGCCCACATGTCTATTGTTAAGTTAGGTGGTGGTCGCCAAACTTCTGATAATTGTTTAAATATCTTCTTTGTCTGTTTGTTTTCTTGCATCTTCTGATAATTCTTCTAAGCATTCATAAATTGATTCTTTAATTAATGACTCTGCTTCAGCATAAGTTTCAGCTGCTTGTGTTAAGTGTCCTAATTTTGATGGAAGCGCTAATAACTTGCTTCTAACATTAGAGACGTAGTCAGTCCATATTGATTTAATAATATCTGTAGAGATTAAATCAGCTTCTTTTTCCTGTAGTTCTAATTCTGCTTTATCGGCTTGCAATTTAGTTAAGCGCGTTCTTTCTTCATTATAATCACCACTTGCAGCAGACCTGCCTTTACCTAAAGACCTTAAGTATCTAATATACCTTACACGGTTTTCATCTATGTCTATACCGCCTCTTTTTCCTGATTTTTGCAATATATTTTG